TTTGGCTTTACAAAGGCGGACCTCAATGCTTTCACTTTTGGACTAGAAGAATCTTTAAGAATGTAGTTGGTGAATCAAAGACTACAAAAATAGAAGATGCACAGTTGATTGGTTATACTCAAGCAAGGTCAGAAGGATTTACAGCAAAAAGGAATGATAGATTAGTGGCGATACCACCTAGAAGAATGAGGAATAACGGATATATAAAAAAGAGATAACTATGGCATACGTTTTATTTATATCAGAGGACAAATTAAAAGATAGCACAGCTATCAATGGTAATGTTTCGGTTGATTATTTACTACCTTATGTAAGGGTAGCACAGAAAATTCATTGTGAAGATAAGCTTGGTACAGATCTTTATGAAAAATTAGAAGCTGAAATAACAGCAGGTTCTTTAGCAGGAGCTTATAAGACTTTAGTAGATGAGTATATTGGCGATATGTTGGTGCAATGGGCATTTTACGAATGTATGCCTTTTTTGCGTTTTAAAATTCAGAACGGTAACATCTATTCTAAGACATCAGAAAACGGAACTGCTTTAAGTGATACTGAAGCTTCTAGTTTGCGTGAGGAGGTGAGGAACACGGCAGAATATTACACGGAAAGAATGATACAGTACATCACAAATAATTTAAGTAGCTTTCCTGAATATTCAACAAACACGGGTGCGGACATCTCACCAAATAAAGATTCATTCTATTCATCAATGAATTTAGACACTCCAAACCAACAAAGTGGATTGACTTTAAGGGATTTTCTAACTTCTGACTTAACATAATGAAAAAGTATTACAAACCAAAAACAATAAACATAACTAAACTTAAATCATACTTAAATAATGCCGATAAGAAAAGTAGTACAGGACATAGGAGAAGTGGTGGGGGTAAACGCAACGATTCTTAGCGTTACGACATTTACAAATATAGAAACAATATTGAAGATAGCTTTATTAGTTATCTCAATTATATATACAGCAGACAAGTGGTGGTATCACAAAAAGCAAAGAGATGAAGAAAACAAAGCTAAATAGTTCTAACCCTAAGTATAAAAAGAAAGATGAAAACCCTGTTAAAGTTCGTAATGAATTTATTAAAGAAATTAAGGGAGTTAAAATCTACAAAACCTATTTTGAGTAATATCAACTTACTTATCATTCGTGACACCCTTACAGACAAAAGTACAATCGGTACTTTATATATCAACGGAGAGAGATTTTGTGATACATTAGAGTTGCCTTATATTAATAATGAAAGGAGCATATCTTGCATACCCGCAGGTGAGTATAAAGTAAGATTAAGAACTGCAAGAGAATCAGCAACAAGAGATTATTTACACCTATTAATTCAAGATGTTCCTAATAGGGATTGGATCTTGTTTCATAGAGGTAATTCAGCAGCAGATTCTAGGGGATGCGTGTTAGTTGGGCAAAGTCGTGAACAAGACCGTGTTAATAATTCAAGATTGGCTATGGACTTAATAGTCAAAGAAATACTTAATTTAGGCGGCGAAAACATTAATTTAATAATCAAAAATAAATAAAATGAAGAATTACATTATCACAAAACTTCTTACATCTAAGAAGGTATGGCTAGGAATTTCATCTATTGTTGTTCCTATAATCGCAAATCTTTTAGGAGCTGACGAAGATGCTGTTTCAAAGATTTGGTGGAGCTTACTAGCAATGCTTGGTGGACAATCATTTGCAGACTTTGGAAAAGAAAGTAAGTAATAGGTACAGACTTAAACCTCACGAGATAATCGCTTTACAAAAATTGCGAGAACAAGAAACTAGGAATGTCTTAGTTATCGGTGACTTGCACGAACCTTTTTGTTTAGACGGTTATCTTGATTGGTGTATAGATCAATATTATACTTATAATTGTACTGAAGTAGTGTTTATCGGTGATGTAATCGACAATCACTACTCTAGCTATCACGAAACCTCAGCAGATGGAATGGGTGGGTTAGATGAGTTAGAATTAGCTATTAAAAGAATAGCAAGATGGCGTAATGCCTTTCCTATGGCAACTGTAATTATAGGAAACCACGATAGAATCATAATGCGTAAAGCTCAAACCTCAGCAATTCCTTCTAAATGGATTAAGTCTTATAAAGAAGTTTTAGAAGTTCCTGATTGGAATTTTGTAGAACGATACGAAACTGATGGGGTACAATATATACACGGAGAAGGTGGAACGGCAAGGACTAAGTGTCGTGCTGATATGATGAATACTGTTCAGGGTCATTTACATACGCAATGTTATACCGAACATTATGTTGGAAAGAACTTCAGAGTATTCGGATCTCAGGTAGGTTGTGGAATAAATCACAAAGCTTATGCTATGGCTTACGCTAAATATGGTAAGCGTCCTGCTGTTGGCTGTGCAGTAGTGTTAAACAATGGCACACTTCCTATCAACCTTTTAATGCCTTTATAGGTACATCCCCTTACGCTCTAAGGCACTTTCACAACTTTTTAATGGTAATATACTAGACAGCACTTAAAGTTGCTTATCTAGTAAAAACACTATTAACACTTGAATTGTTAATAACTTTGGTAATAATTCTGTTAATATCTATTTATTTTTGTATCTTTGTCCTATAAATAATTTAAAAAATCAAGAAAATGGAAAACTTTAAAATTGTGAATAGGAACACAAAAGCTACATACTTCCTAAATGAAAAAGAAAAAGAAACATTCTTTAAGATAAACTATCTTTACAAAGATGGTGATTATAAATATGATGTTTATAATCTAAGTGAGGAGAAAGCTAAAAGAAAAGATAAGATGTTAAATGTATTAGCTCACTTATGTATAATAGGAGCTTCAATATTAGCTACAATAATCTACATTCAAAAATACTGCTAAGATGACAATACAAGACGCAGAGTACCTCGAATATTCTACTTATGTAGATTACAGCAAACCTAAGGTTTCTTGGATAACAGGAAAACTATTAGATGACACTAAAGTAATAGCTGAAGAATGGCTATTGAAACCTCAATTTATACCTGCAATAGTATCAAGCATAGACGGTTATCCTAACAATGACTTATCTTATAACAGACGTTCAGTTGTAGTTATAGGAACTGAATTACAAATCTATAATAAGTTTTGTGAGATGATTGAGAAATACGGTTGGCAACAGCAAGACAGTTGGGATATAGATCTAAAACCAAGTTGGAGAATACACTATAAGAATAATAACAAACAACCTTTAATAATAAATTTAATATGACACCAATACCTTTAGAAGAACCAACAAAAAAAGACAATGAAAAACAATTTTTAGCAGAACATTTAGCAGAACAACTAATGGAAATGCCTGAACTCTCAGAAAGTTTTGCTGAAACAGGTGGGGCTGACCAACGACACGAAATAGAAGAATTAATACACAAAAGAATGAATAATATTAATACATTCCACGTTTACGAAAATGATGTATATTTAGCAGGAGTAGATGAGTATGGTAAAGACTTTCAGGTCTGTTTTGACGCTTATAACTTTTTAGAGTGGATAGATAAAGATCAAATAGAATATATTAAAGAACAAACAATTAAATACATACAAGAGAAATGAAAACAACACTAAATTTTTATGAATTCAGCAGATGGTTTGAAGAACACCGACCTAATAATTTTAGCCGAGCAGGTTTAAGAGCTTTATTTGATGACTTAGAACAATGGGAAGAAGATTGTAATACAGAATTAGAATTTGATGGCATAGGGTTGTGTTGCGACTATACAGAATACGACAGCTTAGATGAGTTTAAAGCTAACTATACTTGTAAAGAATATCAAGATATAGAAGATTGGGAAGGTTTAATTGATTACACTCATACAATTCCTATATGTGAAAAAAGTTTTATAATACAGAACTTTTAAATTAAAATTATTATTTTTAACGAAATTATTAACAGGCAAAAACCCTAGCCGATAAATATAGGTAGAATATATGAAAACAGAAATTTTAAAAGAGAAATACATTAAGTATAATCTCACAAAAGATGATGTCTTTAAACATCAGCATTATATCATTATTACAAGAAGTGGTATTGATAAGATACAAGCAATTGAAGGAATAGAAATTGACTATGAAGTTATTAATTGCGAAAGAGATTTTTGTGTAGTAAAAGCAAATGCAACAATGTCAAAACATTTATTAAATAATAGTTCAGATAGAGTTGCTAAAATACAAACATTCGGTTCGGCTTTAAAGGGAGATTTTAAAAGCGGCACAACTAATAGTTGGTATGTAATGGAAATGGCAGAGAAAAGAGCAATGTCAAGAGCAGTCCTAAAGCTTACAGGTTTCTATGAGTTGGGCTGTTTTTCTGAAGATGAAAGCGAGAGTTTTAAAAAAAATAATAACTAAATAAATAATAAAAGA